CTTTCTCTTTAACTAAACTACTCATTTGCTCTTGAACCATAGCTTTGATAGATGCTAATTCAGCTTCCATTTCACTAACTTTACTTGCAAATGCTTCTTCAGTAACATAACCTGCTTCTAATGCAGCCTCTTCTTCTACCACCTCTTCGGTGTACTCTTCTGGTGCTTCTGCTAACTCTTCTGTAGCTTCAGCTACTTCTTGAGCTTCTTCTTCAACAGCCTCTACCTCTTCTGAAAGAACTACTTCTTCTGCAGCTTCTTCTTTAGTAAGCAAAGACAACTTCTGTAGAATCTCATTCAGTAATGATGTTGCTTTTGGACTTTCCATAATTTTGATAAATATTTATAGTTAAGTAACTATAGGTTAATAAAGTGTTCTATTTTTATGCTTTTTGTTGTATTACGAACCATTCAGTTCCATTTCCCCAAACCTTTATACCTTCATAATCTCTATTTAAATCAAAGGAACTGTTAGCTCCATCTAAATTTTGAGAACCTGAAGGAGTCAATTGAGCGTGAGTAGAATTATGAAAAGTTGAATCTGTTATAATTCTCTTAGTTCTATTAAGATTTTTTGCCAATGTTACATCAGGTAAAATAATTGTAGCAGTACCATTCCCACCAGTCCAACTTAAAACAATCAACTCAGCTTCATCATAAATAACATCCCCTAAATCAATAGTATCTCCATCTCCAACAGTTAAAGTAGTTGGTTCTAAATGATTAGTGATAAAATTCTGAACATCATTTAACGATGTTTTTTTAGTAGTACCTGATTGTACTATAGGAAAATCTTCACCACCTGTTATGTTTGCAGACGTTACTGCTGTTAATTCACTTATTTTTTTATCTGACATTATTGATATAGTTTATTGTTATTTTCTTGCACTATTTTCTTTCCATCTTCTGTATACAGAAAGAAATTATATCTAGTTATATTACCTATTCCTTGAGCCTGTAAACTCCCATTACAGCATTTAGATGAGTATGTTTTTCCATTTGCACACAAACAACCTCTTTTGCCACCTTTAGGACTTGACTTACTTTTATATTGACTCTTACGATTTATCATTCTCTATAGATTTTATTTTAGATTCTGACCAACTTAAAGCTGACTTACCTCCCCAAGAGTCGTACATTAACTTGCCACATCCATCAGAATAACCTTTAGAGCTGTCTAAGTCACCTTTATGACGTGATAGGTAACTGTACATCCTTTTTATAGTAGACTCGCTTATAGGTTCTCTATTTGCTAATTGAGATGCTCTACGCTTACCTACTGAAGTACCACAAGAACCCCAACCATTCTCTTCTGCCCATTTTAAAGCTTTCTTAGCATTGTTTGAGACCGAATCTGGATAGTCGCTATACGAAGCCAATTTAAGTGCCTTAGATTCTAATTCATCGGCAATCTCTTCTAGTAATGAGATAGCTTCTGGACTATTCAATTCATCATCTTCACTCATTTCAATCTTATCCGTAAAGTACCCTTCTATAGAAAAACCAGAAACTAAACCAGTCTTCACATAGTTCTCCCAAACCTCATCGTTATTTACCTTCATAGAAACCATCCAAGTTCCTACTGGCAAGTCCATACCAAATTTACGAGACTTATCGTGAATATCATCTTCTATAATCCAAGACTCTACTACAGATAGTCCGTGTAGCTTTGCCTCGTGTTCTAGTGTAGATTGATTCTGATTACCTCTCATTAAGAATAACTGAGATGCCTGTCTAACTGTTTCATCTGAAAAGTATATATAATATTCCTCTTCTCCGTTAGTACGGTAAATGTTCTTGTTAGGTATTAAAGCAGCACCCATAAGGATACGTTTCTCATTATCTACCTCTGCTAGTTCAACCTTATGCTCTTTAGATAAAGCAATAAAGTTTTCTTCAATAGCAGGTCTATCTACGATTGAAATTGCTTCAATTCCAGAAAAGTCTGCTTCTTCGTCAATTAGTAATTCTATTATTCTCATAATCTTATTTTAAATTATTATAGTCCTGCTGTTGAAATTGTATTTCTATCTAATTCTTGTTGATTTGTTATTTCTTTACCCACAACGTATGCTTTTAATGGCTCATTTATTTTTCCTGATACTGCCTGAGCTAGTTGATTTGTAGATGAAGTTCCAACTACATTAAAACTCGGTGCCTGAATACTAGGTTTTGCTGATGCAGTAGTCTCTCCTTTGGAATCTACTTTCATTATAGTTTTAACATTTGCTAAACCACTCGCTACCGCTGCTGCTGCAGCTATAGTACCTCTTACAGGAGAATCAGCTGTAGGTATAGGCATAAATTGAGACTCGTATGCTTTTTGTGCTGATGAGTATGTTGATATTAATGTTGCGGCTATAGATAGAGCTTTACCTGCTTTAGAGTTTTCACCTACTAATTTAGCAAATGAATTCATTGCACTTGAAGTAACGTCAAGAGCCTGAACCTTAGCTTTAGCTTCTGCGTCAGCTAAAGTAATCTTAATAGAAGTGTTGTTTCTTTGTTCCTCAACTAATTGTTTTTCTAATTTACTTCTCTCTAACCCTACTAACTCATCATTATCAAGTAAACCTTCTAAACGTCTAACTTCTGTATCTGATATACTTTTCTTCTCATTAACTAAATCTCTTTGAAGTGTTAGTTCGCTTCGCTTAAGACCTAATAACCCCTCTAATACAGTTTTAGATTTCTGACCCTCAACAAGAGTAAGCTCTCTTATGTCATTCAAAGACCTAGACTTGGCTATATCTCTATCTATAACTATTTGACGTTCTAATTCTTTTCTAGCCCTCTCTCTTTCTTTTCTATCTAACTTTAATATCTTGGTGTTAGTTTCTTCTTTTATTTGAACCTCTACATCAGCAGCCTTTCTTTTAGAATCAATAATTTCCTTATTAAAAGTAGCGTTAGCATCCTTAAGGGCATCATTATATTTCTTATCTATAGCTAAAGATTTCTTACCATCTTTATCTTTACCCTTTATTTTATCTAACTCTTTCTGTCGGTCTTCATTTATTTGTTTAATGTAGTTCTTTAGTCGAAGCCTTTCTCTTTCTTCAAATTGCTTGGTACGTCTATTTAGATCACGAAGATTGTTTTCCTCGTCAACAGCTATCTTTTCCCTTTCAGTCATTAAAGACCTGTCTATAGCTCTTTTTCTATACCTCTCTTCTAACTTTTCAAGGTCATTAAATACTTCTTTAAATACTTTTATTCTCCTTATACCAGAAGCTTTTAAACCATTTTCAGACTCGGAGTCATTATTAAATAATCCAACTTGTTTTAACTTTTCTAATAGTAGACCTATATCTTCTTGTATCTCCTTACTATCATCACCTATTGCCTTACCTGCACCGCTAATAGCTCCAGTAGCTATAGATCCTGCAACACCAATACCTTTTAAAGCCCCAACAAAACTATCCCAAGTAACTAGATTTTCAGCTACAGATTCTGATGAATTTAAGAACGACTCCTTATACTTCTCCTGTATAGCAGAAACTAAGGCTTGAGATTCCGCCTGTCTTTTTAATGTATCTATATACTTATCAACAGCAATTTTTTGCTCATCTGTTAATCCCGTATTCTCATCTATAACTATATTAAGGTCACTGAATTCATCGTTTATTTTAGAAATAGCTATTCTCCTCTGATCGTCAGATACATTAGAGTCATTAACAAAACTAATATATGTCTCAAGAGCTCCTATTTGAGAACCATATACATTAGTAGCCTCTCTTAATGCTTTAGTAACTGCAGTAACTTCAGCTAACCAATTTTGAAACGCTTTAGTTATTTTAGGTAAAAAACTTAGTAATAACTGAACACCTATTATAACACCACCTAAACCTAAGAAAGAACCCTTCAACTGCTTTAAAGCACCTGCCATTCCACCTCCTTTATTGGTTCTGGCAAATTCCTGACCAAGTTCAATTAAACGACCTAAGTTGTTTGCTACACCTTGAATACCATAAGCAGCATCAGAAGCAACCCTACCAGATTCTATAAGTATAGCATTACTTAGTCCTGATTGCGCTCTATTTTGTTTACTAGCTTTATTAAGGCTTTTAGTAGAGTTTGCAAGACCTTGTACCGCTTGATCTGTTTTTTTTATAGTAGCACTAGCCCCCTTATCGGACACTCTTATATCTACAAATACTTTTTTATTTTGTGCCATAGTAGTATCTCTTTAGTTGTTTTTTCATATCTTCTACAGTACCTATAGCTTTGTATTTTCCTTTGGCAATATCAACCTCTTCTGATACTCCGTACCAGTCATCAATATTTAGTAACTCTATAATTTGTTTTACCATTATATTATTTCGTCTGAAGTTAGGTTAATTAGTTCTAATTCTGTTTTACCTGTAGTAAGGTTTGTAGTTATAGAATTAATACGATACACCACATCGTGTACCTTTAGTTGATCGTTTAATTTATAATTAACCAATACGCTAGGAGGTAGATATGCGTTGAATTTAAATATCCTCTTATTTTTATCAAAAACACTTTTTATGTAATTCTTATAGAACTTATTGAATAAGGAATTTGTGCTTCTACCAAAATCATTTAAAACAAACTCATCGATCTCAGCATCAAAAGTTAAAGCATAACTTGGAGCAGTAGTGAAAGCACCACCTCCATCAACTACAACCGTTTCATTTGTGTTAGATGGTCTGTAGTATTGGCTTGTAATTATACCTGCCTGAGTCCCTGAATAACTTCCAAATATAAAAGGAGTGTCAGTTGTTTCTCTTACCCCATAAAATAATAATGGCTTTATATTTTCAGAACTATAATCACCTTCTGGCATTACAGGATTAGAGCTGTCTGAAAAGTCTCCATCTTTTGTATCAAAGTCACCTCCTGCTGCATACCCCCACTGAAGGTTAGTACCTTCTATTCTTTCATATTTAAGTATAGTAAAAGGAAGTTCAACCTCATAACTCTCTCCAAAGAAGAGGTCTGTATCAGGATACTCTTCTGCTAAAGAAATACTAGAGTCTCCAAAAGATTTACCAAAAGTATCTAAATGATTCTTTTTTATTACAGTATCATTCTCTTCGTAAGAAAACATAATCTCTGAAAATGGTAATGAAGTATTTACAGCATTAGAACTTACATCTATATATTTAGTTACATCTATTGTTCCTTTACTCTGATTGTTAATAGCATCTGCATAATAATCATCCAAAGTAGTTATTTTTATAACATTAGCAACTCCATTTGAATCAGTTCCATACTCAGAATCTGTTTCATCGTCAATAACATATGCTGTAAGATTAAACATCTTAAACAAACCAGTAATGAAGTCTATAATTTTCATATCAGGAAGTTCATTCTTGATAGTTATTTTCTTTTGGTTAGTGTCAAAACCTGCATTAGAACCAAACTTAGTAGTATACATTTCAAAATCCGAAGATTGATTCCACCAAAGAATCTCTCCATTATCCTCTCTTGCCTCAAAGATGATTTCAGTTTCTGACATAGCAGCTTCAGAAGAAAATTCTATGTAATATACTTGATCCTCGTCTAAACCAAAAGGTATAGTTACTAATGCTTTCTTGCTTCCAGTGCCTTTTATAACTTGATATCTACCAGTATCTTTATTAACTAGTTTAACCATCCAGTTTATATGAGAATATGTAGGTGTAGGGTTAACGTGTATTTTGAAGTCAAAGTCATATGCCCAATATGAATTTTCTATATTGTTAGAAAAACCATCCTTTCCACCTCCTTTTATAGTAAATTCTCCATTACTTTCTGACAACCAAACGAAGTCTTCATCCGATTGAGCGTGATTACCGAAGACCGTAGGTATCCCAGTATAAAAGTAGTTGTCCTCACCTTCATTATTAACAATACTACCAGAAGAATTACTTATCCATAAATACAAGTTAGAAATAGCCTCATTCTGAATAGATAGGAAGTCTTTAGTTCCTGCATTATCATCAGGTATAAGAACTAAGTCAAACTTACTCTCAATAGCTTTTATTATATGGTAGATTTTTATAGCGGGTTTTAAATCACTCTCATTAACTCCTCTTAAAGCGTATAACTTTAAGTCGTCAGTATCTGTAGGTAACGAAGCAGGTGCGTATAAATTACCACTAAAGTTTTGGTTAGAGGTGCTTGATAAACTAGAGTTATAAAACAACCTCTTTTTACTTGTTATAAGCGGAAATATTAAAGCTGAATCATCTCCATTAACAGTTTTACCTGTTGATAAGAATATATTTTCAATATTGTCGTGTGAGAATTCATAGTCAAAACTAGATAAATCTAAAGAACTTAACTTATTGTCTTTAAATTTATCTTTCAAAGAAACTGTATTTCCATAGAATTTAATCCGATATGTATGGGCAACGTTATTCTTCATATCAACACCCTCAAGAAATATTTTACCTTTCTTAAAGAGAAGAGTGTTTATATATATTTTAGCTTCGTGACGAACTCTACCATCAAAACCTCCATCTATATTATGGTTATAGAAGTGTTTAAATATTTTATTATTTGAAGATGATGCAGGTATTGAAAAGGTTTGACTATAATCAGTAAAAACTTTACTTATATCTCTAGCGTCTTGAATTGATGATTTAATTTCTATACTCTCATCATCAAACAAGTCTATTCTTTCGTCTTTTATATATAATTGTACCTGTCTCATTTATCTTACGCTTTGTATAAAGTCAGAATCTGCTTCAAATTCAAGTGTATATTCTATTAATTTATCATTCTTTCTTGTTTTTATTTGTAAAGAATTAGTTATTACTGAAACAGGAATCGCTAGAGGGAATGAAGGGTCTGTAGGACTTCTTCTTGAAGAGTGAGATATATAAACATATTCAGAAACTAACATTTCTTTTATAACTTCATTATAAGATTCATCTACAAAACCAGTATTCATTACTATCTTTTCTTTACCCTGATTTTCTAAAACTACGTTTTGATGGGAAGATACATCATAAGATATAGAAGAGTTTATGTTTAGTATAGATTTTTTATAAGATTCACTTTTACTAGAGAAAGAGTCTTTCCTTTTAGCAAAAAACCAAATATCTTGCATAACACCAAACTTATTAATAAAAGAAACCTTGTTAGGTGTGTTTTTACATTCTTCTATACATTGTATTTTTATAGTTTTAGTTGTTCCGTCAGAAGAAGTAATCACTACTTGGTCAGCACCTTCAGCTAATAATGTTGAGTCTATAGTACTATCAGTAGAGGATGCCACATCAAAAGTTTTATCTATAGTTAAAATATCTGTTTGCGGAGGATTTAAATGTACATTTTGAGCTATAGTGTATCTTTCAGAACTACCAGTTACAATAGATTCTAATTCAGATGACCCTTGAATATAAGATACATTAGTAACTCCTTCTTCATTAAGTGAATATACAGGTAAAGTCATAAATTCTCCACACAAGTTGCTTACTGTTGTATTAGAAATCATAACATCTTTAGAGAGTTCTGGATTTATACCATCAGATATATTACCATAACCCCTAAAAGCTATAGCGTGTTGAGTAAATGTATCTGTAGAATCATCAGAATAAGTTCTAACTACTATCCATTTAGCCCATTTGGTTTGAACTATATTATTATAATCTCCATTAAATTCTATATCTACATAATCCTTAACTAGTTCAGATATTTCAAATGTTATTATATCTTCTGTACTTAGTTTTGTTTTACTTAACTCATATTGCGGTTCTTCAGGAACTGCATTTATACTGCCTCCCCAGATATATAAGCTCAATCTTGCACTTACTAATTCTTCCATAATTTATTGTGTATTAGTTAATGAAGACACTTTAGATACATAAGTTTCTCCATTTCTTTTTATTGTTTGATTCCCCATAACTCTAAGTTGAATTGAATCAAAAGTAAATACAGCACTAGAAGTGTCTGAGTAATCATATTGTTCAAAATATATATGGGCAGTTTCTCCTAATACACTAGGTAGTAACGTACGAACTCCATTTATAATTGAAACAGGTCTCTTAGCCATTCTGAAGGTTAAGTTAAGAATTCCTACTCCTCTAGGTACTGTGACAGAAATTTCTTGGTTTAATTGCCCAAAATCCAAGTGAGACTTATGTGTTAACGTCATACCAGTATAACTCCAAGTATTATGAGCTTTTTTATATAAATTTCCAGTTTGAGGATATGGGAAAATATTTGACTCTGGTGCAATTAATGGAATCTGATCATCATATATAAGTCTAATACCATCACCAATAGATTTATTCGTAGATAGATCATAACTCGTTCCATCTACATTCACAGTAAACTGACTTACTGTAGCAGGGGCTCTATGTTCTATGGTTAGAACGTTAACATATCCACTTACAGTAGGAGATTCTATACCTACCATATCTTGACAAGATAAATTATATGTAAAACCTAAAGGTCTTATAGGCAACTGAATTTCCATTATCAAATTCGTTCCGTAGGTATCTGATTCTAATTGAGTGTAATCGTATGTTAAAGTTTTACTTATAACTGGATAACTTCCATTAGTCTTAGGTGTTAAAGTGCTAGGAGACTCACCAGTAGCGTCAAGCCATAAGGATGCATACTCATCTCTACCTACGGTATAAAAATCACCGGGAACAGCTCCTTCATTATAAATTCTTATCTTCATAGGTACTTTCACTTCATCGACAGTAAAAGTAAAATTACCATACTGAGATCCGAGCATTTTATACCTAGTCTTATAGATACCAGTATTGCTTCCGTGTGAATAAGTAGTTCCACAATCCATATCATAAACAGGAACAACTGGTTCTGTTGGTGGATCTGGATCTGGAGGTGTTATATCATCATCCAACGCTGAAATTTCATAAGCATTCCCTACTTCTACATAGTATGGACTTCTTACATTTATTTTCTTTATGTTTTTTATTGCCATTACTTTATAATAAAATTATCTCCTTTTTTAGTATATCCTGCTGATATCAATATCTCATCTATGTTTAGTGCCATATCTTTAACTATCGGATCTGAAATATCTTGTAGTTGACCAACCATCTTCTCTATTGCCTCAGATATGAAACTAGCTTTGTAAACTCCCCTTGCTTGTATCTTCTTAGTAATAACATTGGCTAGTGATTGTACTCTACTTTCTGGAACTCCACCAATTACTGATCCTGTTCTTAAATCACGCAACATAACAGGTTTTCTTCGAATCCAGTCCGCTATATCAGAAACATTTACATCTGGCATTCCGACATCAGAACCTTCATCTAAAACCTTACCGTAAGCATTACCCTCTATGTTAAATGAGAATCCATCCTGATTAGCTTTATATAATCTATCTATAGAGTTTGCCAATGAACCTGAGTTTTCTATTGGAGCTGTAAAAGCACCGTACTTACTCTGTCGCTGTTTAGCATTCCTAAGTTCTAAGCGTAAAGCCTTAACTAACTTCTCAGAGAAGCTGTTCATATAGGCTTTTGTATTTGAGAACTTATTTACCATTAGCAGTCAGATGTTCCATCAGCATTAATTAACCCCATATCATTATTAGGCATATTAATCGTTAAATCCATAGACCAACCAGTAAGAAGATTCTCAAACCTATCCTCAAATAGATTGGCACTAGCAGGAGTATCTATCTCTACATTTGCATCATTAAGACCTCCTCTTCTAAGGGAGCTTTGCAATCCATTTATAACCGTTAGCATTGTATTTAAAATGTCTTGTTTGTTATCAAGTCCTAGATGTGGTTTTGCCAATGATAACTTATCTTCCTTAGCTTCATCAACAATATCCATAGCAACTATATTTATATTAAAAGTAACTATATACTCATCAAATGTAACGGACTGTACGTTAATATGGGCAAGAGGAAATATTGTTTGGTTCGCCAGATCAATATCCATTATATCTCCTATAGTAACTGTATTTATAGATTTGTTACCATTTAGATAGTTATAGATATAATTTACTAATTCGTAGTATGTTTTCATTTATATTGGTTTTTTATCATTTGAGCTTCTAACTCATTTTTATCTTTTTCGAATACTAAGTATGTTAAACATTTATGGAGAGGTTGTGCTGTAACTTCGTCAAATTTAAGTAAGTCTCCTTTAGCGATTCCATAAATAGATTGATACCATCCCCACTATGCTCCAAAGTTTTCTGAAGATGAATATTGTCCTCTTTCTCCAGAGCCATCTGTGTATATTTCAGGGTAGCCTTCGACAACTGAATCCCTAAACGATAAAAAAAAACCATAGCACTCATTGTGGCACTAAGAGGCATTTCTTTCATTATTTCTTCTATCTCTTCATTTGGAGAATAAGGTGCTATTGTATATTTATCACCTTTCTTAAAGTTAACAGGTCGATATAGCACCGCCATAGCTTTATGGATTTCTTGCCAATCAGTAATAGTATTCTCCAGATCAATGAACTCACCAAGAGAAATATTATCTAGTTTAGGTATAAAACCAAACTCAACATCTCGCAACGTAAAATGCTTCATTAACTCTCTTTCCTCCTCAAAAGCGATTTTAAGCACTTCTAAGACCTTTTCTACCTCTACTAGGGGTATAGAGTCCACTTCGTCCATATCAACGCCACAGAACAGCTCTATGAGCTTCTTATTGACATATTCAGTATTTGGATTATCTGCAACTTGTAAATACTCTTGGTATTGCCATAGTTGAATGTCATCTAGAGATGTTGGTACGGATAAGGTTATTGTTGCCATATTAAAGTAATTTTTATATCGTTAATTGTACCTTTGGTGCGTTTTGGCACTTCATACTAAATAGTTACTATATTTAAATAGTTTAATGTTTGAATAGTTCTATATAGTACTACAGATAGTACTATATATAAATAGTTCTATATAGTACTACTAATAGTACTAATACTATTAATAGTACAAATATATAATAACTATTTATATTTACTGTGCCATATAGGCACTAAGAGATATTTGAATTATTGTAGTCATAAAAATGACAATACAACTCATAAATTTTAGTCGCTACATCATCTTTTGCATACTTCTCCTCTGAAATAGTCTTAGTACCATTATTCCAAACCTCTATATTGCATTCCGATGATTTATAATGTGAAGATTTAGGAAATATCTTTATACCTCGCTTAATACACCAATTCATAGCTATTAACTGATCCTCTCTGAAATAGTTTTTTATTACTTTCATACCGCTAAGATAATAATTTTTATTTAGATAGTTGGCACTAGGAGATTACAACATATTTAGAGAGTAGGTTAATATCACATAACCGTCTTTTACTTGTCAGAGTATCTTTTAAATAAGCTTATTTAAGAGTGTTTAACAATTCTGTAGTATGTTACTATTAAAATTCGCTTAAGTGGTCTGAAATATGTTTTAAATTGGCTCAAATGAGACACGAACGTACCAATCCAACCTTTTTTTAATCTTAACCCGTTGATTATCAATATAAGTATAAAAATAAAGCATAAAAAAAACCGCCTAAATTAAGCGGTTTAAATTAATTAGTAGTGTATAAAGTTTATTTTTTATATGTTTTTATATATTCCAACCTTTCGACTAATTGTTTTTTATTTTCTTTTGCCAATGTTATTAAGTCGAAATTATTTTCGAACTCATCACCTGAAAAATATAATATTTCGTTTATTATTTTATCTCGTTTCATTGTTTTACTATTTTGATATTATTTTATTTAATTCTTTTATTCTTTTTATACTTTCATCAATTTCGTTTTGGTTTTGGTGATCTTCTAGTATATTTATAATCTTGTTAAAATCCCAATGTAAGAACCTTTTTTCGTTGTATTGTTTTAAAAATTCTATTTGCTCGAAATAGTTGCCACTTGTGAAAATTAACACAGCGTATTTTCTAATAATTTCTTTGCGTTCGCTTAATTTATAGTACTTCATCTAATTTGTTTTTTTTAATTGCTTGTATAATTGTTTCTTTTGTAGGGATTGTTTTAAAGTTTAATATAATATTATGAGATAAATTTTCTTTGCATACTGTTTTAATATTAAAGGTTTCCAATATATCGGTTATCTCTTCCTCATCTTCATTAATGTAAATTTCATCCAATCCTTTTAAGCTATGTACATAAATTTCCTGTTCATTGTCAAACCTTATAAAGTCCTGATATATTTTTTTTCCATAATAGTCGCAAATTTTTGCTATACCTATTGTTATTGTTAATGTCTCCATAATATTGTTTTTTAGTGATAAATTAATCCTATTTTATTGTTAGTGGTAAAAAACTTTGTTGCATACAAATCAAGTTTTGATGCGTCCGTATATCCGGCTTCTTCTAATTCTTTTTTTGTCTTAAAAATTGAGGCGTGTCTCTCTGTATCTTTGTTAATTTTGTGATCTAGTTTTGAACCCTCACTAAAAATTATATCGAAATTACTAGGTAAGTGTAAACCTCTAAAAAAATCGTGGCTTTTGGTATAAGCGTAAAATTTAACGTTTGGCAATTCTTTTGCAACTGTTAACCACTTATCAAGATACTTTTTACTGTAAAAATCCCCGCTATCGTGAATTCGTATGTAGTTAGCCTTTTTTCGTTTTACCTGTTCAATCATTAAATAGGCAAAATCATCTTGTTTTGTGATATTATAGCGTTTTTCAAAAGCGGGTTTAACATTGCTCCAGGAATACGCGCCCTTTTTTGCATAACAGTATTTTATACAGTCTTTTGCAAAAGGACAAACAGTTTTACCTGTTGAAGTTTTATAGGCCGTTATACCAAAGTTAAAAACTCTTTTTCCTAATTCTTTACTAGTCTTTTTTAATTTACTGTTTTGTGTTAATAGTTCCATAGTATTTATATGTTTGAGTTAATTAGTAATTTAGCTAGTTGATACATTAAATATAAAAAGAATAATACACAAAAGGGTATTGTTAATTTTTCGCTAATGGTTTCAATTGTTTTTTTCATAATTTGTTTTTTTTAGTTGCTTAATTGCTCCACAAACATATAAAACGAAATAACAAAAACCGCATAAAAAATGCATTTTAACAAAACTTTAACATTTTAACCATATAAAGATTAAAGATACAAAATGCGATTTAATGCAAAAAAACCGCATAAAAATATTATGCATACATAACAAATAAGCAAAAGAAAACCCCAACAGAAAGACTGAAGGGGTATTGAATTTATACCTATTGAATTCACATTTTACCCTATTGAATTCACAAGGGTATTGAATTCACATTTACTGAAGATTCCTTATCTCATCTCCTAATAAATTATAGACTGTATTTAATTGATCACTATTAAGTCTGATCCAGTAATGTTTTTCTTCACCTTCATTTACATCCTTTTCGTTTTCAATATCATACATTGTATCGTAAAGACTGTCTCTAACTTCTTCCAATTTATCTATTAATCTTTTCATTGTTGTAATTCGTTATGTGTTTTAAAGTATTTACTTTTGCTTCTACGAGCCTCATCAGACCTTATGGTGTAGAAAAAACCAGTTATAGGATTAACTGAGTAGTTCCAGAAATCTCTAGGAAACTCCTCTGCTTCGTTCAGTTTCTTTAAACCGTTCCTACCTTTTCCATTGTGTTTCATTGTTATCTGTTTTGTTCTATTATTATTGAATCTGTAGGCACAGTCTTAACTACACCATCTTTTGACCTTATATACGTTGTAGTATTATCCTTCCAATTGAACGCTAAGTCTACTTTTATTGTTCTTTTTGTTACCATTATATCTCGTTAAAATTATACTTACTACCTTCTATCTGTATCCAGTTTAAACGGTCTGTCTTGATCGTTCTATAACCATTGGCATTCATATCCCATACAATAAGATTATGCACCTTACGAGGGTCGTAACCAAGACCTTTGCCTTTTAAGTCTTTCTGTACACCTACTCGGCACACCATTGTTCTTTCTTCTCCATTAGCTTTATTAAAATTAGCTGAGAATAGTTTGCCTGATTTAGTTAGTTCTGCTATTGTGTTGTAAAGTAATTCTCTCATAATTATTCTTCGTTTAAAAGGTTATCAATCTCATTATTCTCTATCTCGTCTCTCTTTTTATCACATAGATCTAAGAATTCAGTAGTTGCTAGGTCGATCATAGCTCCGTTAATGTGAGCCTGTCTACCCGTGTGTGATGTTACATAATCATCAAATCCTATCGGCACAGATATTTTATCTGCATTAACATTTAGGAGGAATTCTAAATCATAAAGATTCATTGAATTGGAAAATTCCAACAGTTCTTGTACTCTTTCTGGTGTCATTGTTTTCATATCATTTGTTTTTTATTAAGACAAATATATAACCCTTTTTAAAACTATGCAACATTATTAACAAATAGTTAACATTAAAACACAAAAAACCCTCTAGAAGGTTTAAAACTAGAGGGTAAATGAAACTAAATTAAAAAAAACTATTATTAAATTTATTACAATATATATATAATATATGGATATAAAAAATATTGCCCTACCTAATCACATACATTCCTTTTGGATTTGTTCTAACTAGCAGATACTCAATAGCATAGCGACAACTATCAATTCCGTGATTCCAACTATCTCTTGGTTTTACACCCTTTAAATCCCATACATAGTTGTTGAATTCTTTGACTATATTCTCTCCATCTACATTTATATTGTAATCCTGCATAAGAGATATACCTGCTATGATACTACCTTTTTTCTTTACACAAGGTGTCACATTGAGACCTCTAGTGTTTAGTTCTGATAGTAAACGAGGCTCACTACTATCCATCACAATAAGCTCTTTACCTGCGTGTCTCAAACATAAATCATATATATTAGAGGTTACCAAACCTTTTTTATAAAAGTGTTCCTTTACCCATATAATCTTCCTTTGTTTATCTACTGCAACTTCAGTAAGAACAGTCTCATCCCTAGAAAATCCTATATCCAATCCGAAACACCTCATAGGCATATCCTCATTGAATTTTCCTATTTGCCAATTATTAAAGACAGTACCTTCTGCTTTTTGTAACCATCCACCTAAAATCTGGTGCTGATATTTCTCTGGTCTACGAATCTTCATATCCTCGATCTGAGATACAAATGAATCAGAAAGATTATCTATATTATCAAGGTAGGTTGTGTGGATATAAGTTACATCTCCTACAGTACCATTAAATCCATCAGGAATACCTCTATTTTGAAAGAACCTTTGGTAAATCCAATGTTCCTTTGTAGTAGGGTTTAGAATTAACAAACACCTATTCTTAGCATCCTTAGATCGTATAGAGAAATCAATCTTATCAAAGTTCTCTTCATTAAGTAACTCTTCTGCTTCATCTAATACAAACGTATTGACTCCACTAATAGATTTTAGTTTTGCTGTCTGATCACCTGAAGCTGTCTTAATACCAGAAAAGTATATAGAGCTTTCAGTAGCTCTATTCTTTATATCAACCTTAGTTATCTCAAAGTTTTCCTGCACCCCCATTAAACCTAATTTCTCTAGGAATTCTGGTATAATAGACATACCGGCTGAACTCATAGTGTAACGAGTAAATAAGGTTCTATTATTACGCTCATAAGTAAGTAATGCTAGAAATATTGTAACTGCAAATGATTTACCAGAACCACGACCTCCTGTTATGACAAAGTACCTACTTTCTGAATTGAAAAGAGGTTGATATTTATCGTGTATTTTTATCTCATTCATTGAAGTCAAAATTATTAAATTCACCTGCGTATTTACTACCTTCTGCTGAATTCAGTCTAACAGATTTCATATTTCCAACATTTTTTATAATAAAGAATCCACCAAAGTGTTCGCTATAGATAGCAAAGTAATCTACTAAATCTAAAGTATAATTATTTTTATTCCCATTAAGAACAGGAACATTGATAGCAATTTGATCCGTAGGAGTCTTAGCACTATACTTAACTTGAACCTTGATAATCTTACTACCTAAGTCGACTAACAGATCATATACTGAAGAGTCTAATATTGGAAATGATGGAAAATAACCTCTAGTTAAACACTCACAGGCAAACAAATATTCAGCATAAGCACCTTTACTATTGCTATCCATCATAGCTTCTCTGAATTAGAAATGTAAAGTAATCCTATTTTTTTTAATATCTTGTTATCCTCACCAAAATTAGTAGTATGTCTTAATTCTTTGTTCTCCCAAACTATATCTTGTTGCCTAAGATTAAATCTATATACACCCTTAGGAGTTGAATTTATATACATAGGAATAGATTCATAATCACTACACCTATCAAGTAAAGCATTCCACTTCTTAAATTCTATTATAAGTGAATCGTAATGAGTATTCCTACTCTTTAGTTCTATTAAATGACCTGTACAAACTGAATGACAATCCCATCTACTCATAGGATTATCAGACATAATCAAGTCTGGATAGTGATTAGACTTTAAGTAATTAAATAGAGACTCTTCATTCATTTAATTAATAACCTCTTCTGGATCTACTACCTCTATATTTTTAGCTTCTAGCTTTTCTATCTTATGGAGTGCAACTACAACTACTTGCTGTAATTTTTGTATATCACTCTTCATTTTTAGGAGGGTCGATTCTTTCATTCTCTGGTGTTATATCTATTAGATCTTCTTTTGGTTTTGCGAAACTAATCACAGGTATATTTACTTTAGTATTAACGTCTATCTGTTGCATCTCTTTAGGTTTACCATACCTATAATTCATTAGGTAATCCCAATGCTTAGAGGAACCTCCCTTAGCTAATTTAGCGACCTCTTGCCACATTTTCTCTTCACTACCAAACACTTTCCTTAGTGCTGCTAGTGTTAGCCTATTGGTATCTTTATCATTTATTTTTCTAGGTCTACCTGCACCTCTGGAAATACCTTTAACAGCTCCATTATTTTTACGACCATCTACTTTTTTCGGCTTATCTTCTTCCATACTATTCTAATAATAACATCATTGCTAATATTAAACTACCAAATACATAAAACATATTATTCACTTTTATAATTCTTCGTATCTCTCTACTAAATTTTTCTCATACTTACTCATATACCTCAGTAAGTTATTATGCTTATCCTTTAAAGTATTATACTTATCTAATATAAAGTTTTTCTCTTCTAAAATAGACCTTCTTTCCTCTTGGATAGATTCTAATATAGTAGATTCCTTTATAGGGTTTTTAGTTAATTCTTTTTCAATAGCATTATATACAGATAATTCATATTTAAAATACTCACTATTAACACTAAATGTTTCGAATAACTTAAAACCGTGAAGCACCGTTGCGTGATGCCTATTTAATGATCTAGATATTTCTGTTATCGTTGCGTTTGTTTTATCGTGAACTAATTTATAATAAACAGCTCTAGCTGAAACAAATTTTCTTTGTCTTGAATCTATACTTATATCAAAACCAAATTCACCTTCTACTAAATCTCTAATCTCCTTTAAAACTTGACTCTTCATCCTTTATCTGTTTTTTTTCTTTTTTATATTGTGCGTATGCCTCTACTAAACCAGAGCAACATTCATAATGCTCGTTGTCTCTGTAATAATTAAGAAGATCTTTTAAGTCCTCTTCATTTATTACCCCTAATTTTAATGAGAGTAAAGTATCAGTATAGCATTCTTTTTTAGTGTAATACATTTTATAATATTGCTTCTATAAAATATTCCCCCACATCCTCTTCTTTATCGATAAAATATTTCTTGTAGATTGAACTAGCACGATCAACCTTATACTTACCTCGATTATAAAATTCTTCACTACAATTATATATACCTACAGTATATGTCTCTTTGTCGATAGCTATGAACCAAAAGTCTTCTGGCTTAATATTAAATAATTGGCAATATATATAACATTGACTATCATAATTCCACTTATCTGCTGAATACTTAAAACCTCCTATTCCAGTTGTAGTCTTAATATCGGCAACATATCCATCTCCAAGTATATCAGCTTTACCTCTAAAAGGTATTCCATTTATATCTGAAATAGCAGGTACTTCTTGTTTAGTATCTTTAAGTAATTCTACTGCTTTAGAATTATTATAAAAAGCATCAGCTAAACGTTCCACCTTCCATCTATCGGATTTAGTAAAGACTCTTCCAAATTCCTGCTTAGCTTCTTTAAACGCCTTTGTATTTTTACTTGCCACATCTACAAACACCTGATCCTCATATACATCTGGTTCTAGTATAGCTGTGTGAAATAACCATCCAAAATCTAATGCAGTAGTACTCTTATTACTAGGAAGTAGTGACACCTCATAAGCTCTAGGAGACTCCAATAACTTAGTAACTATACTACTAGATAAACAATTCTTTCCTAGATAATTGTAATAAAAATTATCATCAACCATCTTATCTAGTAATTCTTCTTGATTCCAAACCTTATTATCAAACGTTATTATCATTACCAAAGATTTTTTCTAGTTAAATATTCTGGATTCATTAAAGGTAAAACTTCTCCATTCATTATTTGCCATCCTTGATACTTGTCCTTATCAGAACTGTATCTCTCTTTACTGAATTGATCTCTATTGCTTATCATTCTTATTTTTTCTTTTAGGATATCTATTGTAGAATTCCTGTTCCATCCAATGTAGCTCAGCTCTAGCCTCTAGTCCTAAAAAATCTTCATCAGTAAGTTTCTCAAATAATTTTTTTGTTGCTCCCATTATGATAATTCTTTTATAAAATAACGTATAGACTTCTCAAGAAACCTTAGTAAGTGTCTAAAAGGAGTCTGTATAGCGAGGTAAATACATAACATAATTCCCTCGAAAATAAAAAATAATATCAGAAGTACTGATATAAGCAACAGTCTAGGTAGATTTGTTACTAGTTTAAAAATTGCATTCATATCATCTTTGTTTTAAACAAATGTAGTAAAAACAATTTTATCCACAAAATATTAACCTACTTTTTAGGTGAAAAGTTTTTAGTCCATAAAGTCTGGCATACTGTAAACCTCTGATCTCTATCTTTATAATCCTCCATCATAGAAGCATTATTCATACATCTACGGTTAAAATCTTTTTTCTCTTCGTACTTCTTTGGTTGTAATTTGATTGGCATAATCTATTCTTTTATTAAATGTTTAAGTTTCTGTAGATATAAGGTAGCATCCATCAATTCCTCTTGAAGATGTTGGATAAATTCCAATGTATCTTGATCGCTATTCTCTAGAGTCGTTCCATACTTCTCTATACCTATTTGACTTCGCTCCTCATACATCTGCTTAACCTCCTGTACAATTATATCCGTCTCTATACTAACCTGCATAGGATCTATTGTTTTACTACCAGTATGGTTTGTGAAATAACCTTGACTCTCGTAATATTTAGTAACACTATCGCTCATCTTGATATTCTTTAAATACTCGTTCTAGTTTTTTATGGATATTATTTACAAAGCAAGGTGTACAGTTAGTTGTTCTTGCATTATCATTAAAAACTCTATTGTAAATCTTAACTAACTCCTTTTGCATTATAGAATCTATCTTAGTTCTACTTGTATTAAAGTAATCTGAAAGGTAGCTATGTTCATCCTCTGTTAAGCAATTAGGTTTCTGGTAGGGGAATATGGAATTTAAAACCTCTCTACGATCACTACAACCGCAATCTTCACCTAGCAACCACTTAGCTGCTTTGTCTATTCCAGTAGCTTTAAAAACCTTCTCTACGGAATCTCCAAGACCTGTAGATTTAGTTTTTTGAGTTTTTGTACCTTTTGTACTCTTTTTGGGAGCTTTCCCTGACGTTTTTTTTGCCATTAGTTAATGTATTAAATATTGAACTTAAACTTATTCTAGTCTCCCTTGATATACGTCTCATACTCATTTCATTCTTAAAATGAATATTCCATAGTTTCTTATCATACCAATACCAAGAATCTACAGTTTCCTCTATTTTATTTATTAATAAGTCAAAAGAATCTTCGTAATCTTCATTATATTCCTTTGTATATATTAATTCTTCATTAACCTCATCTAAAGATAAATGATTACTTTTCTTGCCACTATGAAATCTAGATAGGAATAAATTTCTCAATGTTACATATATATAGTAATTGTTTAATTCCTTTTCGTTGTACATAATTTTCTCTGGATCATTAACATACTTAGTCACACGAATATACATCTCCTGAACAATTTCGTTTGCAGATTCTCTACTGACTCCAAAAGACATAGCCATATAAACCCAGTCTTTATGTTTCTTCGAAAGTTTATCTATTAATTTTTCCACCAATGCACAGATATTCCAATTATGCCAAACATAAATTGAATTAAATATTCTTTAGGTTCACCTTCTGGATGATCCTCACTCATATCTGTATCCCAATAATTGATACCGACATTAAAACCGTAAATTGGAAAAAGCTGTATATACATTATATATTTGTTATGGTTACTTCTAATCTTGGATTCTCCCTATCTATTCCCATAAACTTTGAATTCACTTCTATAACTATACTGACATCATCTGCTTCTATACAACCACTTTCAACTAGTGCATCTTGAAAGAACTTATCTATAACAGATATAACATTCATTAAATCTCTCTTCCTTTTATCTGGTGCATAATATTCATAATCAATACGAACTTGACCAATTAACTTAAAATCTAAACTAGACCTTATATCTTCTTTAAACTTCTTCTTACAGTTATTAGAAACGCTATAATGCCAATTTCTATAACTATTCAAAGTTAACCATTTTTTTCTAATCTTAGACACAAACACATAAAGTGGTAGGTCAATTTTTATTTTTCTTACGGATTTCATCTAAATTCTTAAAGGGATTAACACCATTATAATAGTATCTATGTTCTCTTACGTTAAATTCTATCCCTGTAACTTCCTGAGGTCTCCCTACTAACTTTTGTTTCTTAATCTTTTGTGAGGCAAATACTACATTCCTATCACTAAAATCTAAAGCACGTTCTGGTCTCCAGATAGTCATTACATTGTCAGCTTTGTCTGCAAATGTACCTCCACCTTTTATACGGTTGACATCTGGCTTATAATACCTACCACTATCGTCTTTCTGAGGTGTTACTTGGTGTGCCACTAAATGAATAGATATATTCTGTTCTATGGCAAATCTTTTTAATTCACTCATAAATCTAGATATATATAAATCTTCACGTTCACCTGATTTTAGTTTATGCTGTATAGTGTTATACGGATCAATAATCAAACTACGAATACCTTTAGTCTTAACTAAAAACTTAGTCCTTTCAAATATAGATTCTAGTGTGAAATTTTTCTTTGGATATATCAAGAAGAAATGCTTATTACAGAAATCCATAGCCTCTAAATACTCACTCTCTTCCATTTGAGTACTCTTGTAATAAGGATCAGAACTCTTACCAACATACATTTCTATTATATCATTAAAGAAATCATTCAACGGAAAGTTCTCAGGACTAAAAATAGCAAACTTCCATCCGTCTATAGCTGCTTTTAAAGTTGCCAATTGATTAACAAATAAAGACTTTCCTTCATTTTGATAACCAGTCCAAATATTAACCTCTCCACTTCTCCAGGTCCAAGCAGGATCTATAGCTTCAACGTGAGTAGTAGTTCCTCTTTCTTGCCCATTATGAAAACCATCCAACATAGACTCTTTAACACTACTCAGTTCGAATATACCTTCTATCTGAGGACTAGAGGCACTTTTAAGGCGGTTTCTTAGACTTTCTATCCCTTCATTCAGTAATACTTCATTTGCGTCTTTATAAGGGCTTAAATCGACTAATAATGACTTCTCTGCTCCAAAACGTCTAATAAGCTCCTTTTGTAGTATTCTACCATTCTCATCTTCATCAGTAGCAATATACACCTGTTTAGCATTATCAAACACCTCATAACAGTTACTGATACATTCTAACTTTTTATCAATATTCTTGTCATCTTTGTTTGGTGCACCCATATTAACAGAGGTATGGTATGTTATACCTGCCACTTCCCAAGACAATGAGTCCATTTCACCTTCACAGATTATTATGGTTTCACTATCAACACATCTATCGTAGTTATATATTATAGGCATAGAACCACTTGACTGAGTAAATCTCTTGCCATCAATCCCTCTAGTTTTATAGTTAATCATCTCTTCGTTCTTGAAGTATGGAAAAACTATTGACTTGTTATCTTTAGATGAAACTATTTTATTGGCAAGAATAACATCTTCAGTTATGCCACGATCAGTAAGAAAACTAACTCCCTCTTTAGTGATGTTTTTTAAGTTAGTTCTTTGTGGCTTTTTATAATTCATTTTTACATTTTGAACATTCGATATCGTAGTTCCTACTTTTCCACTCCATCCACACTTATGGCAATTATATAAACCTGTTGAAGTGTTGACTGAAAGACAAGCATCTTTATAGTTCTCTTTGCCTAATTCAATGCACTTTGGACATTGTGTCTTTTGCTGATTATAATTTCCCTTTAACTTTATACCTAATTCCCCGTAACTCATATTTCCCTTATTAACTATTTATTATATATTTTATATTTAGTATAATACTATTTATTATACTGTGCCACCTTGACACTAGGAGAAACGTAAATCTTTCTCTCTTTTCCGTAATGACCTGCCCACTTAGTTTGCCTCTTTATTAGATTTAAATCTTCTAATTTATCTAACACTCGGCACAACGTTCTGTATGGTATACTAAGATCTTTTACGATTGTATTATTACTTGCATAACAATAACCCTTTTTCTGAGATAAACCAGTTATATGGCTTAACACAACTTGCTCCCTTAACGATAACTCTATACCTATTGTTTTCGGTAGGTTTAAGTTAACTTGTACAAATCTTTTCATAATCTAATTCTTTAAATAAAAGGGGGGCGAACCCCCCTATTACATAGTTATTAAAATGGCAATCCATCACCACCAGAAACAGGCTTAGCTTGTGCTTTTTCCTCTTGTCCTTCTGGCTTATACTCATTTAACCATACTGCGTGAGTTTTACCGTATTGGTCTGCTTCACGCTTCTTACCTACTGTAAGTTTAATGTACTCTTGTCCGTTGTAATTGAAATAGTTGTTATCTAAATCACTTTTTTTTAGAGTAACATTTACTAGATCGTAACCTGCTACTTCTTTACCACTTCCTACAAATTTTCTGTCTTGACTCATAATTCTAATTTTACTTGATTAATAATTGTTCTACTTTTTTACTTACTTTAAATTTCTTCCTAACATCTCCAACTGTAGCTCTACCTTCTTTTATAGCTCCTTTTATAGCGTTGAATTTAGGACTTGTCTCATTTAACCACTCTAACTCCTCCGTAGAGGTGTTTTTAGCGTCATTTCCGTGCGTATTAGTAGCATCGGCATCTTTGGTGTCGTCTATTAAAAATAAACCGTTTAAAGCGTACTTACGAGCGTACGAAGAACTACTACCAAATGATTGTGCAATATCCATCCCTTTACGGTTAGGATCAATACCTGCTTGTGCAGATACGGATATAGATGATTTTCCGTCAGATATAGTTGCAGTAGCGTCTACATAATGTAGTCCGTCATTAACAACAATATCACTAACAGTAAGAGCTATACCGTTTTCTGTTAATAAAGGCTTAACAGCCTCTAAAATGTCCTCACAACTACGATAGTTATACTTACCGAAATTGTTTCTCTGATTCTTTGGTGCTTTCAGTCTCCCCTGAATACTCACCAGTTTTTCTTGTAAATTCATAAGGCAAAGATAACCATAAAAATGACACTAGCAAATAAAAAAGCAAAAAAAAAGAGCAGTAACTTTTCAGAAACTGCTCTTTGATAGAAAACAAAGTATGAAAATATACAAGGGAAATATATATTTACTACAAATATAACCTATTGAATTCACATTTACAACCCTATTGAATTTACATTTATCAACTATCTATAGATTTTATTAACAATTCGCCTGATTCTTCATCTATTAAATTTATTATTTTATAGATATCCTTACTAGTTTCACGAACTAACACTCTTTCTTCTTCACTAGAATCTAAACCTAAATTAGTGTAATTAGAACAATCACTTTTTAGCAATTCATCTACACGCTCTTTAATAGTTTTATTAAAATCAAATGCAATTTTTTTAGCTAATTCTGACGTTACTATTCTCATATAAAAATGTTTATTGTTATCTTATTGGTCTTACAAAGTACCTTTTAAAGTATCTTTTTGTCATTTGTGTTTATTGTTACCCATAATCTTCTCAGCACCTCGTGAACCAAAGTAACCTATAAAAACTATTGTTAATAATTCTTTCACTACTTGCAACTCTTCTAACTGGTATACCCATCCTGCTACGAATGCTATTGTTAAAAATACTAGAGTCAGCGGTCTTACATTTTGCGCTAACCAACTACTAGAACTGGAATCTGCAACCCATCTTTTAGTTATGCCATCAAATTCGTGTATTTCTTGCTCTAGCTTTTTAAGTGCTATTTGTTTATCTGATTCACTTAATTCAGAACCGCCTATTAAAGTCCTTATAACGTTTCCTACGGGAGTATCTCCTGCTAAAGACCCAACTACATCTGGAATCTTTTCAAGTAGAAACTGACCCACCTTAGTGTCTTTAAACTTCTTTTTACTCATATTCTAAAGTGTTACCCGCTGTACAACTAATAGAGCCACAAAACATTCTGGTCTTTATCGGGGTCGTTATCCGTATGTATGAAGGTGTCTGCAACTCCAAATCTTGTAAATCCAGCCTCACGGAGTGCATCAAGTATGATTGCTCTTCTTCTTGAATCGGTACAATGGATGTCAACCGCATATCCATACAGGTGTGATGATAATTTAGCTCCTCCGATATACGCATTATGAGACTTTGTTCTGAATCCCGAGTTGATTTTAAAGGGAATCCCTGAAATTTCACGTGCATTGTCGAGCATTTGCAAAGTAGAAGGCTGCATACGAGAACCACTACCTTTTTCATCTGGGGAATCAAATTCGGATATATCAAAATGTAACATATTTAAGTTTTTTTTACTAAGATACTATATATTTATTTAAACAAAAAACCGTTTACACTAAACGACTATCTATTTTTTATTCTTTAAATCAAATATAGAATCAAAAGCGACTGTCCCTGCTAAAGATAACTTGTCTATAATATCTCCTTGTAAAGCTATCATTTGTGCTTCGTAAGCATCTTTTTGCTGTACTAGCATATCTATATGCTTTTGCTGAGACTCTACTTTAGACTGTAATTTTGCCACTTCATCAGGATTACGCCCTATGATTGCGTATATAACTACAGATAAACTACCAACTATCATTCCTGTAATAGATACAAATATATCTTTATTATCAGAAGGAATTGAATTATTAGCTAAATATAATAATAGTAATACTACCATTAAGAAAATACCAGCTGCTCCACAATAATGAATTAAATCCCTTTTCTTCATTTTTTATTTGTTTTATGTATGTTGATTGACGTGTATATTATAGTTAGCACTAATACAATAAATTGGAGTGCGGGGTTAATATCACTAAACCCTGTTAAAAGGCTAAATAAACTCAATGCATATATTTTTAAATCTTGTATCATTTTTCTATTCCGTTAAATACATCTTTTAATAGGTGGATTCATTATATAATTCACTAATCTCACTAGACGTTAAGTCTCTATCATAAATTCTAAATTGGTCAATAAGACCATCGGAATAATTAATACTCCCAAACCTATGTATGCCAATAGCACCTTTTACCTCAACTGAAGGGGAATAAGGATAACTAATCCAGCTGGAACTAGATGAAGACCCTCGATTGTCTTGAGTTGTGGTTTTTTTACTTCCATTAAGCCAAATTTCTCTTTCTGTACCATCTCTTTGAACAATAATATGAACCCAGTTTGTAGTCGGTGTAATTGTAACTTCATCTGTAAACTGGTTTGAACTTGAACCATCTCTACATTGTATTGCAAATTTTGAGTTAGAATTATTCCAAGTAAAATTAAAATAATAAGACGTACTGGTAGTTCTTGATATAGTAAATGCACTTATTCTACTAGAAGTGGTATCAGGCTTAATCCAAAAACTAAAAGCCTTAATCGTATTCTCAAAAGCAAATGGAGAGCCCCCTCCTAATGTTACTCTTTTATCGCCATTAAAGTTACCTGCTTTACCAAATCTACCAGTACTATAGGTAATATCACTTGATTCAGCATTATAATTTCCCGTTTCATCTACATCACTATCATCAAATTTATAGTGAGCTAACATATTTCCTTCTGTTGATGAAGGAAATGCTACACCTCCTGATGCTTGTGGCTGTAATAATCTTTTATTAAAACTCATAATTTAATAAGTTATGTTATACGATATTACTTGCGCCTTTGTGGTTTTAGTATTTATAGCTGTTTCGTGAGTAGAGCAGGCAGTTCTTAATGCTGCTCTGTCATCTAAAATACTTTGGCTAGTTGTGTTTCCTAATTCTTGGTCTCTTACTATAATCCAGTCTGTTTGTTGTAATTTGTCGTTTGCTAAATTTTTAGCATCTTTAACTCTTTGTGCTTTTAGCTCTGTTAATGTTTCGCTCCAAGTTTTGTTATTTACAGGATATGTAAATTGACTGTTAGCACTATCCCAATAGATTGCTCCTAGTTCTTGTGTTAAATAATTATAAGAAGGTGTTACTACATCGTAAAACCCGTGTCCTTCTAAATCACTATCAGATAGCAAATCAAACCCTGCTATAACATTACCGTATGATTTAGGTACAGTACTAAATGTTTTTATCGTTCCGTTATAATTTTTTGCCTTCATATTATGGTGTCGTATCTGTTACATATTTATTTATACTATATACTAATTTAGCAGCACTATCCGTATCGTCTAAACAAATAACTTGTATGATGTTTGTTTCTGCTGTATCTAAATCTCCTCCTACTTTACTTATAGTTGAGGTTGTAAAGTCATCTGCTAAAGTTATTACTGCACTTGTTAAAGTACCAGATAATACGATGTCAATAGATTGACCTAACTTCATATTTTGTATTGTTAGAGTAGCAGTAGTTATGTTACCTGTTAGTAGGAAAGTACTTGCAGTTGAAGCATCTAAGTTTTGACTTCCTGTTGCACTACTTGTAGCTTTTGCAGTATATCTATTTTCTAGTTTATCGTGAGTTACTGCGTTATCCTTAATTCTTATAGTACCAGTACCATCACTAGCAGAAAGTTCTATAGTAGTATCATCCACAGCAACTTCAACTTCATCTGCATTTACAGTTATACCATCACCTGCACCTACATTTAAAGTGGCAGATCCACCATCTTCATTAGTTCCGGTTAAACCGCTACCTGCATTTACATCTGTAATGTCTGCTGCAACATCAAAATCTAAAGTACCATCACTATCATCGTATGTAACAGTTATATTATTCTCTGTGTTTCCAGTAACCATACTACCAACAACATCTTGGATCTTTTCAGTAATATGAGTATCAAAGTTAGTTGAAGGTACTGATTCAGAATCGGTTAGATTTTCCGCATCAGTATCTCCATATATCTCAGCGAACATCTTTCTTACTTTTCTGAAAGCTGCTCTTAATACATCTCCATCATTAGCATTGTCTGCCGAACCGAGATTAATGTTTTGTTGATTTGTTGCCATTTTAGTTTATTCTATTTGTTATGCTATCTATTAATATATTAACACTATCTATTATTATCGTTACAGCTACGGTAGCTAAGGCAGCAGCCTTGTTAAAACCTATATGAATGAAAGATTCTATCTGACCCCAATTAGTCGTTTCGTATATTTTTCCCCAACTCATTATATTTCTTTCTAATATAACTAGAAAGTTTAACTTCGTTCTTTTGTTTTGGTCTATATTGACCTATTTTTTTTCTCTCTCTCACTATAAAACCCAACTTGTGTAAATTGTATCTTTATCTGGATATATATCTTCGTTATTATTAGAGTAGTACTCTGGGAACTTGCTAGAAGCGTTATAGTTCATATAGTCTATAAACTTATTAGAGTAGTACTCAGCGTAATCTCTTTCTTTAGCAACAAGATGATCTACCTCTCTTTTTTCTGCATTTTGACTATTTTCACTACTATGCTTATGAACACCGCTATTAGATATAGTATATGAAGCAAAAGGTAAGTATTCTGCCATTGCGTAATGAATTAACATAGGCACAATGTAATCATTTTTTAGTGCTAGATAATCTCCAGAAAGGTTATTAGATTCAATGTCCGAACTTATTTTATCATACAAATCTGTACCTAAGAAATTACGAACGTGTATCTCTTGTGCCAATTTTATGAATTGAATAAATTTGTCAGTATCAACACTACCACTAAGTGCAGTATTTTTTACTAAGTCTTTTCTTGTTATAAATAGTGCTGTAGCCATTATTCTTCTATTTGTTCTTCTACTATATCTTCGTCAGACTCTTCAGTAGTCTTTTTAACACCTGTTTCCTTCTCTATCTCCTGATCAGTAATAGCATTAGTTAAATCAGTAAATTCAAGTGGCTGTAATGTCTTAAAATACAAATCTAAATCTATATCATTATACTCTAATATTCTTTCTAATTCATCTATAATCGTAACTTGCATTGGTCTAATAACAGTATTGTCCATTAACAACGAAGCTGTTTGTAATTCATCTGCATTGTTACCTAAACCAGAGTTGTCTTTTATTCCAACCAACATTGGAGATACAATTCGGTGAGATACCATCACTTTTCTCATACTCTCATCAGATAAAAACTGATATTGTTGGTGAGCATCGTTTAATATTACTGGCTCTATAGTTGCAGAAAGTTCTTTACTGTCGTTAAAAGCCAAGATAAATTTCCCTGCATTTGAACTCCCACTAAACTTTTCATATATAGCTCTTTCAATCTCATCACGCTGTTCTTTATCTGGAGTGCCGTTATTGAAGTTGATGAGCATACTTGGTTGCAATCCATTTTGTATATTATTTATATGATAGTTGGCAATTTCCTCTTCAAGCTCAGAATACTGCAAACCTCCTTGATAATCAACAGGAGAATAGTAATAAAATCCTGCTCTATAAGGTCTAATGTATAATATCTCTATAGAATCTTTACTCGTTCCGAATGCTGAAATACGTTTAGGTGTTTCATTTCTTTTTAATTCAGACCAATCTGGATGATAGAAATAACCTTTAATCTCTCCGTCTTTAGACTTCTCAGCTCTTAGCGTTTCGATTGGCATATGCTCTACCTGAACAATACGAGAACGATCTTTACTATATATAACTTGAATAGCTGCCTGACCCATCATCTTGTAGTCATAACAAACTTTCTTAATACAGTGCTTCTTAAATAAGTTTCTCATCTCAGTATACTCTGAAGACTTCTCTTCACTATCAACAGCATCTAGCCCTCTACCATAAATCATTTCAGCTATGCCATTTATAGCAGCATTATTTGTAGGAGAACCATTATACCTATCTATTAAGTATTGAAAGTAATTGTTATCATCACCATAGGCAATCCAATCATTTCTAGCATCCTCAACAACCTGAGGAGATGAATAAGATGTTAAGTTTAGAACGTGAATACTATCCTTAACTTTTTTAACTTGTTTATTACTTGGACTTTTTCTAGCCATTACGCAAATATATAATCATTATCGTAAGTATCGTCCATAATATATTCATCTTTATTGACATAATACTTATCTAAATCTGTTTGATCGGTACAGAAAATTAAACCTCTATAAATCACTTCTGATCCATTTTTAACTTTAAAACTATATGATTCACCTTCTCTTAGAGAAAATGCACCAGATAGCTTCATATACTCTCCCTCTGTCGTTTTAGTAACTGAAACAGTAGACGTAGTTCTTTTTGATTTATCTGTAAGCTCAAAAATAGGGTTGCTAGAATCTTTTCTAGGCACTATCTTTATATTTTGAGTTCCAGTAGATGTTGTTAATACCTCCATACCAAAGTAATAAATATGTATCGTTTTGTTTTCAGTAAAGATAATAAAAAAAAGGGTAGCTATAAAAACTACCCTTTCAATAATTAATCAAGATGTATATTATACAGCAACTGGAGTTCCAATAGTAACTGTTCCATCTAAACCTGCCATAGCATCTACAGGGAAGTTAGCAGTTCCGCTACCTGCAGTCTCAACAAAGTTTGGAGGAGAAACTTCTTGTGCAGTAAAAGTTAAGTTATAACCGTTAAAGTCACCTAAAGCATTTCCAGTAGAAACAGTACCTGCTGTTACGTCAGCACCATTTTCTTTACCCATTAAGAATACATTGTCATTTTGGTCAACAATAAAAATGTGAGGTCTACCTGCAGCTAATAACTTTAACTCCTTGTTATCTTCTTTAGTTAACTTCTTTAATGTAATATTAAGAACTTGCTCGTAGAATACAGTACCATTCTCACGAGATGCATTAACTGTAGTTTCAAATGAGTTATTTCCTTTCAGTTCATAAGTGTGAAGATCTAAATCTCCTCCTACTCCAGTTAAATTTGTTACTTCGTCATTCGTTAAGGTGATAGCACCTAAGTCACCGAAATCTGCAAAGTATATTTTTTTAATCCCTGCCACCGTATCTTTACACGCTTCGGCACGAGATCTAGTTAAATTACAAGCCATAGTTTTTAGTTTTTATATAAAAAAAGGGTAGGTAGATATTCCACCCACCCCTTTTTATTAATTATTAATTATTCTTAGTTAGCAGAGTTTGTAATTCCGTAAGTAGTTATGTCAGAAATCTGAGCATATTGTACACCTGCAGAAAAACGCATTACTAGACGAGCATTTTGTGAACCATCAAGGTCAGCCATATCTAATAATTTAACCTCATTAAGGTCTGATAATAATCCAGTTCCAAAGAAGATATTACTCTTCTCTACAGCTACAGCTTTGTTATCTGATAATCCGTTAGCAACAAAGATTTTTACACCGTCGAAAGATAAACCTCCTCCATTGTACCACATTGTTCCTTGAGAGTTGATTCCATTTCCACCAACACCTGCGATTCCAACGTTTTCGTCAGCAGCAGCATTTTGTTGAGTGATAGCAGCGAATCCACCTAAACTACGGATGTATGCACGAGCAATGTTTTGAGAAACATATAAGTGTAAATCATCTTTTCCGTAAAGTGTAGAAGGGATTGCATCAACTAATTTCCCAAGCTCAGCAACGACATTTGAAGAAGTGATAGCTACTCCTGCAACTTCTTGTGCAGCAGGTAATCCTGCATCAGCAGAAATTTTTGTAACTAGACCATCAAATTGTCCATTTGTAGCAGTAGAACCTTCCCAGATTGACTTCTCAGTACGCTCTGCTACTTTAGCAGCGATATGTCCGATGATGAAGTCAGCGAATGAAGGAGGTAATGAATCGAAACTAGAGTAACCCATTTGTACAGCTTCCCAGTCAGATGCGAAGTCTTTCTTACATAACTGTAAGTTAACTTGCTGATCTTCAGGCTGAAGAATAGCTTCTGTAAGAGTTAAAGTTGATGTTGGATCAAAGTCACAAGTTGCATCTTTAACGATATCGTCAACAGACACTTTCTTTATAACTTCCTTGAATTTTACGTTAGGCTTAACGGTAATCCCTCCTTGAGCGATAGTGTTAGCTTCAAGTAAAGCTGCAGCGATATATTGTCCTGCCGCTTCTCCTGCGTAAGTTGTTGTGATTGAAGTAGTTGTAGCCATTTCTTTTTTATTTATTTATTGTTTAATCTATTAAATACTCTATCTAAAGTATTAGTAGGTCTGTTTTTCCCATAACTAAATACTTGTTTTTTATCTCCAGTTGATTCTGGGTCGTGTTTGATTGGTTCAGCAGCAGGTTCTGATGCTAGGTCAGATGAAAGTTTTTCCACCTTAGAAGATAACTCTTCTTTCTCTTTAACTAAACTACTCATTTGCTCTTGAACCATAGCTTTGATAGATGCTAATTCAGCTTCCATTTCACTAACTTTACTTGCAAATGCTTCTTCAGTAACATAACCTGCTTCTAATG